CATTTCATTTGCCCCTTTATTTTTTCTTTTTTCCTATTACCAAGGTCTCTAATTCTGCCTTGGTGTTCAGGCTCGGCTCGGTTATGACCCGCTTTAAAAGGTATTCCAATATTACCCCTATTAACTGCGATGGTCCTATACCCAAGAGTTCCTGTATACGAGTGCCGGATATGGCCAACTGCTTATGTTCAAAGCAGGGATGTACTTTTCCGTTTGGGTCTCTCGGTCCCTTTTCATATGGCACACCCTCGAGTTCATGTATAAACTTATTGGCTATTTTCTTGATCCCGGCTCTTGAGTATGGTTCGCGCTTTGTTGCGGCGGCGCGATCACAACATTTTAATGCAAGCCATTCCTTCCAGTCTACATCCAGTTCGGTGAATCGTCTTATCAGCTTCCTGGTTGTTTTTGGGGTCATTTTTACTCCACCCCTCATATGTACGAGGACCAGATTGGTGGCATATTTTATTTCGGCCGTGGTAAATTTCAAAGCCTTCAATTCTACCTTGAGCATTTCAAAGCCTTTTTCCTCGTGGTCATAAAAATGTATTTCTCCATCTTTCCAGTTAGGCTCGGATTTACCAACATCGTGCAAAAAGGCGACCAGCCGAAACATTGGGTTTTCGCTGCATCGGCGCGGGAAATTTTTACCGGCATAATCCCCGGCGAGCATACCATGTTCCCATATGTTCTCGTCGTGGTATTTGCCGTGGTCTTTGTCCCAGGTATTTTCAAGGCTCGGAAATATATCCTGCAAAAGTTCTATGTGGTGCAGGGCGACGAAAAACTTTCTCGCGTTTTTGTATTTCATGGCCTTGAGTATTTCCATGCGTATACGTTCGGGCGGCACGACCCCGGTTCCATATCGAGTTTCGCTTATTAATGCGGCCAGGGTATCTTCTGTAAAAGTCCCGTCTATCAGGGCGACAAACCGGCATGCGCGTATTACCCGACAAGGGTCTTCGGCTATTCTCTGCGCGGCATCACCAACAAATTTTATGCGGCGGTGTTCTAAGTCGTTCAGGCCACCAAAGGGATCAAGTATTCCACCTTCATGCCCCATAGCCATTGCGTTTATTGTCAAGTCCCGGCGAGCGAGGTCTTCAACCATTGATTTGACCGTCTTGACTTCCGTTGTTACCCCATCCGTGTAAAAGTCTTGCCGGAACGTGGCTATTTCTACCCCGTCGACTACCACAACCGGGAAGCTCGCGTCGATCTGCTTTATATCGGCGATGTATGCGAAGGTCTCTTTTATCTGCCCAGGATTGGCGGATGTGGCGATATCCCAATCTTTAGGCTCGATGCCCATGAGCATATCGCGTACAGCTCCCCCGACAAGATATGCCGTATGGCCGTTGTCGTTGAGTTGTTTTAAAAAGGTCTCTATTTTATCGGGCATTGTTTTCATACTGGGAAGTTCTGTTTTCATATTGATTTCTCCTTTATCTTAATACTAACAGATGTATCGGGATATGTCAAGCTTTTAATAAATTATTATGTCCCGGCCCATTGAATCGGTGCGGAGCGTGGGACAGAATTTAGCTTCTGGTAAGCCTTCCATTTCCTCGTCTATACAAAATTCATCGGCCATACATATGACGGATGATAGCACACTGGCCAAACTGCCGTTAAATACAACTGCGGTCGTGGTCTTGCCATACATACCCCGGCCAGCATAATCCTCGTAAAGTTCCGTTTTTGCTACATCCGATAATACTTCGACCAATTTTACTGCCAGTTCTTTATCCATGATTTTTATCTCCCAAATCGTGCGGTTAATTCCCTCTTTACTTCATAGTTGCGGACCAGCATTTCCTGGCCATAATAATCCACCCGTAAATCGTGCGTAAGTACCTCGATCACGGTCATTTCAGTTTTATCAGGATCGAAGCCGAGAAAGCCTTTGCCAATATATTCTACTTTTTTGTCCGTCATGATTATCTCCCGTTTTATGGTTATGTCTAATACTAACCGATGTATCGGGATATGTCAAGGAAACTTTAGCTTTTTCTCAAATGAAATTTGATATATTTGATGATGCGAAGTTTAGCCCGGCCCGTTGCCATCAGGTAATCATACTTTTTCTGCAGGGCGGATTTGGATAGATGTTGGATTCCTTTAATTTGCATTTTTCGTTCTCCCTTCGTGTAATTTATTTTTTACCCAATCGAGAGGGTTTTGGAATATCCCTTCCCCGTCGTGATTTTTACACCCTTTATTCGAACAATATAACCACCAGTCCCAGTCAGCGGCATCTTTAAACTCTGTGAATTTGCCGTTGCAGCAAGCAAATATTACCGGCCAGCCACAATCCTTGCATACTTTATTTTCTTCCACTTGCGCTGTTGTCATCATTTTTCGTTCTCCCTTCTATATTCGTTTGACCATACTGCCACAGACCGGGCATTGTTCGAGAGTGCCGTTAATCCCACATGGCCAGTCTTTACAAAATGAGCACGGCTCCTCTTCTTGATTGATATCGTCGATGATTTCGTTGACGAGTAATTCGGCCATTTCGTCACGGACTGGTTGCGTGATTATAGATAGGTTATTAGCAAACCAATCCTGTATTTTTAAAATACATCGGGCTTTTGGCGTTTTGTTTTTGTATGGTGTTTTCATACTTGGAAGTTCTGCTGGCATAATTTTAACTCCTTGGCCAAGGTTCACTCGGCTGAATCATATTACCGGATTCAGTTCCCATCACAAATTCAGGTTCTAAACTAAACTCGAGGCCCGTCACGGTCGACCCTGTTTGGATATTGCGGTGCATGGGCGGCTCATACATATGCTCTTTGAAAATCCCCCGGCGCACCATTTCAATGGTGTGCATCGTGCACATAATATTCCAGCCAAATGCGGCCATATGATCTTCTTTATCATCGGGCAATCGTTCCAGCCAGTTTGCCATATGGCGAGTGGCGCTGTCCCAGGTAACCATTGCTGGCATACCCAATTCCCAATTGCGGTCCCCGTAATTTATTCCACCTTTTTGATAATGGATTGACACCCGGCGTAAAAATAATGGCGATATGCAGTCATACCGTAATCCAGTATGATCATATTCCGGTGCCATTGTCGGATACCACATCGGAATATCTTCCTCGAGATGCATAATTTCCTGGCAGTGCACGAGCGCGTTTGAAAGATGGTCATAATGATATAAACCACCATCACACTCGGTGCGCTCCCCTTCCAGCCAAAGGTAGAGGCTTTCCATTGCCTCGTTATAGGAAGCAAGCGCGTGGCGCGGACCCTTGCTATGAGGATTTGTCTCTTCATCTGTGAGAAATTCGGCAAATCGGTTCATGGCTACTCCCGGCACCAGATCCATCCGGCCTTTGAGTATTTTGGTATTGCTGTCCCGGCTCGCACCCGTTCCAAAATCCCTGGTTTCACCCGAGGATTTTATATCACCAACCATTTCATGTGCTATATCTTCCCCTGACAACAGTTTATCCTTTCTCAACTCTGCCTCGATTTCCTCGTGGTCGCTCATTTTAATATCTCCCGTTTAAATGTTTCTTTTAATTCATCGTATACGTCACCGATTTCCTCATTGGCGTCGATGACAAAAATACGTGGATTATCACGTGCCATATCCAAAAAAGCTCGATTGATTTTGGAATGGATTTTTATGCCCTCTTCCTCCCACCGGCTCTCATTTTTCTCATGCCCTCTTGACCTATTCAGACCGTATATCGGGTTGACGTCAAAAAGGAATGTTGCATCCGGTCGGATATTGTGGCAAAAATTCTCGTGCATAAAGCCGAGGAAGGTTTCATAAAAGCCGTCCATTAATATTTTATCCCATCCCCGAATAACCCCTTGGTAAACGGCCGTTGAATCAAAAAACCGGTCACATAGGACAAAGTCTACCCGTTCCAGCTCCGGTAAAATTACCTTATTGATTAATTCGGCACGGGCGGCGAGATATAGCAGAAATTCTGCTTCACGAGACACGGCATACTTTTTGTCAAGTAAAAATGGTCGAATGCCTATACTGATCGCACATCCACCTGGATCGTGAGTTTCACGCACAGTATAATGGCATGCGCGTAAATATGCGGCCAAACTCGCGAGGTGCGATGTCTTCCCACTTCCTTCTCCGCCTTCAAACGTGATAAATTTACCCATTATTTTTGGCTCCCCTTTATACGTGATTAAAATGTACGTGTCCAATATCGTCTGGAGGGTTCTTCATCTCCTTAATCAGATATGTAATCAATAAAGTGCGGTCGGTAAAAGTCATCGTGGCACTTTTCGATATCATAAGGTTTAGCCCGGTATCTGGATCGTCTCCGCTCTTACGGATATCCGTGCGGAGGACAAATATGTCTCCGTGGCCGTGGAATTTACCCAACTCCCATGCGGTGCCGGAATCTACATCTGGTCCATCACATATAGCGATGACGGCGTCGGAATCCATCAGCGCTGCCAGATTTCTATCAAATATCTCTTGCTGCGTCCCGGTCATATTGGATTGTGGCAAATATATGCCATACCCACCAAGATCCTGATACAAGAGAAAATTATATGCTAACTCTGCATCAGTGAACAGCGATGCGGCAATATAAAATTTATAGTTTCTCATACGTCCCTCATTATATGTTCAACTTCATTAATAGTGATTTCCGAAGGCATCGTAATAGCGAAAAACATATTGCAATCCTCGTTATCAGGATGCCGGGTGCAGGTCATACAATTCCCGCACCCGTCCAGGTGATGGTGTTGTCTCGGCCTAAATGCCTGTCTCATACATACTTGGTCATCCCTCATTATCTTGTCCTCGAACCAAATTTGCGTTTCAGAACCTGTCCTTTAAATATTGATTCTACCGGCCTCGGCATAACACCACATGCATCCTTGCGGCCACATCGACACTGTATGGCGACGGGATCGAGATAAGTCATACATACGGCATCTTCCCCTTCCTCGATAATTTTGGGACAATGGATTGGGGTTACACAGGCCAGGGTGATGAGTTTTTGTATCTTTTTCATTTCTCTCCCTCCGGTTTTGATGGTTTTGGATAATTTTCAAAGGCGACACCCTTTTTGATAAGAGCATCTGCGATATCTATTCCACAAATATACACCAATTTTTCAGTTTTGTCAATTGAATAAAAGGGTATTTGGGGCGGTGCCATTTTATAACAGGCTTTGGGATCGATCATTTCGGATACATAAAATAGAGGCGTCTCCGGTATTACGAGTTCGAGCATTTTGTGGAGTTTTTCTAAGGTGAGAACGTCGTCGTGGACATTTTCAGGAGTGGTTTGGGTTGACGCGTAATTCATATTATTCCTTTCAAATCATTTAAAAATCAATTATACTATTAAATCTGGGATTTGTCACAAGAAAAAGCGCAGTAATTGCTGCGCTTTTCCTGGGCTTCTTTCTGAGGGATGCGTATATCCCATGTTGACGGTTACCCCGCATGGCCATGCGGACGCTTATCGCCTTGATTCGTTAATACTCGTCCCCGTATCCCAGGCCGATTCCCCGGCCGTTAGGACGTCGATATTCCGTTTCACGCATCGTGTTTCCTTTGCCCCTGATTTCCATTATCTACCTCCTACTTTACCTTGAGTCGGTTTCAGTGGTTCCGGCCAACCATAGTGGTATGGCGGCGTTGGCCATAGATCATCTGTCCATTCCATAATTTTCCTCCTAATTTTTAAACAGGGCGACACTGGTTTTCCAGATCCATTTTGCTTGGTCCGGCGAAAAGGATTTCTCCTTTTTGTAATAATCCATGATGCCGCTGCCCATTTTATATATGTCGTTATCGTGCTTCCCTTTGAACATACCCAAAATGGCCTGGAGTGATTTGAGGGCGTTTTCGGTTGCTCCTTCTATCAGGGCACCCAAATCCTCATCAAAATTTTCCTTTAATTTGCCAATCAGGGCAGTGACATCGATTTTTTCATCGTCGCCTTTCCCGCCACCTTTGACAAATTTATCAGATATTTTGGTGCCCGATAGCTTGCTGATGATTGACATCAGGTCTTTCTTGGACATTTTTTTGCCTTCGTTTATGCCTTGAACTGTGTTCAATGTCATTTTCAATTTTTTTGATATCTGTTCATCTGACATACCCGATTTTCTTAATTTTCTGACCATATTGGAAACGGCTTGTGGTGGCTTTTTTTTTGCTGTAAAATCATACACTGGCGGCACTTTTGCTGCCTCACTCAGGCTGCATCCGCGTTTTTTCAATTCTCTGACGATATCTTTAAACTGTGATGCGGCTGCTCCAGAGAGTTGCTCATCCTTCATCTGGCCGTGCAATTTTTTCAGGGCATCATCCTTCATCCCGGCGACCTTGCCTTCGGACATACCACCTTTTTTGGCTTCTGGCAGCGAGTTTAAAGCATCCTTTGCGGTTTTGCCATCTTTCCACATTTTGTCGATGTGCCGGGTCTGAGGATCTTTCGGCCTTGCCATTAAAGATTCTGGCGTGATACTTTTGCCCATGAGCTTGGCAACATTTTTGAAAAATGATTCACGAGACCCCTCGGTCACCACATGATCCATGCTCTCGTATAGGTCTTGGAAGGAAATATTCCCTCCGATAGGTTTTTTATTCATACTCATTGGTTTTACCCCTTTTATATGGCGTCGACTGTTAAATTTTCGCTTTTCACACGATTAAGATTTCTCAATACTATTGCGATGGTGGCTGGTTTGATATTGCTCAGCGTCATGGCAGTATTGAAATTATCCCATGTAAACTTGGTGACCTTGGCCTCGATCATTTGTTCCATTTCCAGTCTTGTTCGTAATTGTTTCATTTTACCCCTTATTGATGAATGTCCGTTTACGCTTGCCGGTCGAGGTCAGGCCTCTCTTGCCCAGGCGCTTCGCTTTTTTCTTGAATCGTTTGAATGAGGCGGTCTTCCGTTTCCGGCGACCCTCAATTTTCTTTTTGGCCTTTACCTTACGGTGCTCGCGTGAGGCTTTGCGCTTTTGGATGACATCCCGGCGCACTTTCTTCGCTGGCATTGCTTCCTCGATTGCATCGTCATCACCTTCCTCGTCCTCGCCTTCTTCCTCTTCCCCGGCGACGGCTTCGACAATCTCAATATATTCGGCCAGTTGATATTCATCCAGGCCTTCGATGGTTTGTTCATCGAAGGAGGATATGAAATCCCACATCGCGTCACTGAGCGAACTTTCATCCGCCACCATCTCGTCAGTTGGATCGTCCAAAAATTCTTTAAATTCTTTCATGGATAACTCCTATGTTATTTTAACTTTAAACTGCATGAATCTATTTACCAGTTCATCAATGGCTTGTACATATTCGGTTAATAAATTGTACTAATCCGTGTCTAAATTCCAATGCTCGACGAGTTTATCAAATAAATCACAGTGCTCATCCGATGAGATTTGTAATTCTAATGCCTTGGCACCCAGGACGATGACTTCATTTATAATCTGGTGCTCGGCTTGTCCCCGGCCGGTCTCCAAATATGCTTCATGAATATCATCATATTCATCTTCCCAGTCCCATACATATTCGGGAATATATTCGTCGATTTTCTCGGCGATATAATCTTCGGTATTATTGCCAATGATATGTTTAAATAATTTACTCATATGTCACAGTTTCCTTTTGCGCATTCAGTTGTTTCGGCGTCGGCTTCTGTATCGGTAAACTTCCCTTTAAGCAAAAGTCCGGCTTCCTCCCGGTCAATTGGCACCAATATCTGCCCTTCCCGGCTTCCATCCACATAGACGGTCGTCCCTTTTAGGTCGCGGATATATTGCAGGAGCAGCTCGCTGAGTTGTTCGGGCTTTGTCCCCTTTGGCAATAAAATGGTTTTGCTGACGGCACCATCGGTATATTTCTGGATGGCGACCTGGGTCTCGAGGTGGTCTTCCGGCTTTAAATCGGCGCTATCAACAAACCATTTCGGTGTAGGTTTATCGTTTTCAATAAGTTCTTTATAGATTTCGTGGACATATGCGCGGTCCCCAACCTCATCGTGGCGGACATAAGCTTTATAAGGAAGTGGCTCGGCGGATGACGTTACTTCTGGCAGCAGAGATATTGTCCCGGTTGGTGCTATTGCCTGGAGAGTCACGTTGCGAATGCCAAACTTTTTGATATCCATTTTGAGTGCGTTTGGCAGAGATTTGATATAATTGGCTTTGCTGTACGGCATCGTGTCGTATTTTGGGAAGGATCCTTTTTCGGCCGATAGCTTTATGCTGGCCTTATATGTAAAATCGCGGATATTTCTCATCAGGCGCTCGATGGCTTCGATAGCTTCCGGCGACCCATACCGCAGCTTTTTGGCAAAAAGATATTCAGCCATACCCATAACTCCAATACCGATGCGGCGACCTTCCATTGCCTTGATTTTAATGCCCGGTATAAAGTCGGGATATTTATTGACATTAATTATGTTGTCCAGGAATCGGACGGCCAGCTCGATGATTTGCTCCAGCAATTTCCAATTGGTATTCACGGTCCCGGTGATGAATTTAGGTAATACCAATGACCCCAGGCAGCAGGAACCGTCATTTCCCATAGGCGCTTCCCCGCAGGGATTGGGCGCGACGATATTGTCGAAGTAATAACTATTATTATTTCGGAGGTTGTCCCAGTTTATCAGACCCGGCTCGGCATACTTTACCATATTATGCATTATCAAATCCCATAACTCGCGGCCTTGAATCGTCCGATAAATTTTCCTATTAAAACGCAAATCCCAGGATGAGTCGGTCTCGACGGCATCCAGAAACTCCTCGGTCACCGCAGCAGAAATATTAAAATTGTTCAGTATACCGTCTTTGATTTTGGCATTAATGAATTTGAAGATATCGGGATGCGTCACTTTCATTAGCGCGAGGGCGGCTGCACGTCGCGCACCTCCGGTTTTAATGGTCTCGGCGAAGGCGTTGTAGCCACTCAAAAAAGATACCGGCCCTGAAGACTCCCCGCCCTTTTGCAGGATTGGCGCATCCTCCGGTCTCATATAGCTTGCATTAAAACCAACCCCACCTCCGTCTGCCCACAAAATCATAGCGTCAGCGGCGGTATAAGCGATGCTTTCAATGGTATCGTCAATGGTTTTGGTATAACAATTAAATAAAGTACCTCGCGGTCTCTCGGCGTTGCGTAGGATGCGTCCGGCACATAAAAAATGCATATTATACAGCATATCAGCGTATTTTTCAGCATATTCCGTTTGCAATTCATAATTGTTTTCGACTGATGCAGCAACCCGGCCCACCCGATTCGATAAACCTTCCCAGGTTTCTTTTTCATTAATATAATAACGACTCTTGGCTATTATTTCAGCCTTCGGCTTCAACATAATAATTTCCCTTTGATTTTTAAATGAATTATACTATGGAACGGATGGATCAGTCAATTTCGATTACTTGATACTTTGATAAAAATCTTTCCAGCATAATAGTGTCGGTCCCCGGTCTTGCACGGCGATTGCCTCGTGGGAAGAATGTTACAATTATGAAATGTTTTTGATTATCGATTCGTTTATAGTCCCGACGATAAGCGATTATCATCCCCTGATTCACGCTCTTGGAAAAGAAAAGAAATTCGGGATTATTTAAATTGGTATACTTCGGCCCCATTGACAGGTATTTTTCGATCATCTTCCTAAAGAAAAATTCCATTTCCCGTGCGGATATTTGCCCTCGCTGGACAATCCGTGCGGCGGCGTGACTGGTATCGATTACCCATCGGCCTTTGTGCTTAAAAATATATTCGAGCTGGACCCCATCGCGCTCTAATTCCAGGCGCTTGCCCTTGGCCATAAAGGTAGAAAGGTCGGTCGATTTTTTGGTTTTTATTCGGGAGAGGACGTCTGCACTTGGCGGTGCGAGGACTCTTGCACCCTCAAGCAGTTTTTTAAAGTTGAACATAAGGTACCTTTAAAGCATCATTAAGCGGGTATTTGCCCCTTAAAGGTATCAAAAAGGTACCTTATCAGCAGCAATAAGCAATTATTGATTTCAGTATTATTTACCGATCTAAAGATAAAATAATTGCCAGAAGATTGATTGCCATTTCAATTCTCCTCGAAAATATAAAAACATCGGCCTTATAATAAATGACGGCATCCCGTTCGTACTTTTAACAATGCCCCAGGCCATCAAATAACAATTTATTAGCGCGGCGATCATAGTGCCAGCAAATAATAAAATTAAAACGGGTAGACGTCTCACTGGCATACGGCGATGCCAATATTTTGTGACTCCCATACCAAGTTGGATATCCAAACATAAAAGGTTATATATCCCGGTAAATTTCATCTTCATCCTTCTGCCTCGGCCAGGGCGTCGGGGCAGGAGCAATTCTCGCAACCCGTATTTTGACAGCACCCGCAGCTCGGGCAAACGGTATGGCCACAAACGTGGCAGGAAACTTGGCTATAATAATCGTCGTAACTTTCGTCGTATCCCATTTTCAATTCTCCTTATGCGACCAGCTTCATCCACATTGTTGCCAAATGAAACCAGCCTATTACGATGGCGAAACCGGTTAATGTAATGGTGGTATAAAAAAGATATGTTTTAATTGTCCAGTCTATTTTAAGGCCTCCGATCTCGTCCATGTTTATTTCTCCTTGTTATTGAGTTCTCTTACCTATCTTTAATAATATAACAAACGACGACCTAAGTCAAGCTTTTTCTTCTTTCTTCCCATTTATCATAATCTTCATTACAGGAATAGCATGGGTCTTCGATGGATGGAATTGTTTCGACAAAATAGCAGGTGTCACACGACCGAGGTTGACCATCCTGATTTACCGGCTCCAGAAATTTCATCAACCGTTTCCGGCCAGTCTCGTCCAATACAACCGAGGCCTTTGTGGAAGTAAAACGAATCTGCCCTTCTACCTCTACCATTAGCGACCCATCATCCAGCTTTTCAATGTTTAATTTCTCGTCCCCGAAAGCACTCATCAGCGTAATGGATTTTTCCATGATATTCACCTCATTATGTTTTCGATTATGCCTTCCCCAATATAGGCGATTAGCCAACAAACGAGGACTGCGATTAAAATCATTATTTTGTCCTTCATGAGTAATAATACCGGCCCTGTCTTTTTACAAAACAGGCTTTCCATTCTTCGAGAAGTTTGCCGGTGCAGGTGTTATAAATGGCTCTACCAAAAAAGCTTATTGAATAACATCCGCCGCCCAGGAATCTGGCGTCCTTGCTGAATTTTATAAATAGTTGGTCGTCTGAGTATCCTCTTTTCGTTTTCAAAATATCTCCATTTGTTTTTGAGTTTTGGGCGGTGGCGCTTTGACGTTTTTAAACATCAGATGACTTTCGGGCATCGGAGCAGGGCAGGTTGTGTCCCGGTCTTCGTTCATTGCCCGTCGCCAAATTGAAAAATAATTGTACCATTTTTCAGCAGGCGTCGCAATATAGGTTGTTCTGGTATCGGGATTGTAAATGGTTAGTTCCGGCCAATTATCCCAAATTTGCTTGCTCATATTATAACTCCTTCCCGGTGCCGAGGAGGGTATCGGCACCGGGCGGCTTTTATTTGTGTATTTTAAAGGACTCCACAATCTCGTGGATGGCATCGTTTGCCTTGAGGGTATCGTTTGTAAGGGTTTTTCGCTCATCCCAATGCCGTGCTTCCAGGTCGCGGATTTCCTCGTGTTGAGTTTTCAGCAGCCGTTCCATCGCGACGTGGTTTTCCTGGACCTTGCTATATGCCGAGCTAAGTTCGTGCGCGGTGCCGAGCATATTTCTGATGATGCCCATGCCACCTTTCTTATATAGGGCGGCGATTTCGGCTTTGCCTTTGGTATCGGATATCATCGGATGCCAAGCATAAACCATATTGATGGCGTCAAAATCGTCTTCTGAAATATCGTTCCAGTTTAGTTTTGCGTGGGTTACAAATTCTTGCTTATTCATTTCGCTCTCCTGAGTTTGGGTTTTTGTTCGATTGTTTCTAATAATACCTCGTATATCAGCAGGAGTCAAGCTTTATTTTAAAATGGTTTGGGTGGCCGGATCTGACCCCGGCTGGAGCAAAGTGGCCTTGGCTTCAAATGAAGCCAACCCTGGCCCGTTGCATGCCCTTGCAACCTCTACCCGTCCCCCTGTGGCATCCTTTTCCCGGTTCGGTTTTAGCAGACAGTTCATCTGGTTTTACCGGACCAGTACTTAGGCAGGGCACCCAATTTCTTCTGCCTCACATTTACTTCCGTGAGTTTCGCAGAAAATTCGTAATCCGGTTTCTCTACTCGGCGAGAGACCGGAGTTCAGTTTCTATACTCGATGGTGGCATTGCTATCTCGGCATTGACGATACATCCATCTGCCAGGACTAATTTTTCCTCGGCCTTTTCAATCAAATATCCCCGGCCAAATACACCACAATTTTTTGCTCTTTTGATTGTCCTTCTGGCATCCTTTATAAAGGATGCTGCTCCCTCAAGCCATTCTTTTGGTGTTAGGTTTTCTAAATAAGTGAGTTGTCGTCGTCCCATGTTTATTTCTCCCTTTAGGTTATTTCGCCTTGCCGGTGGCCTTATGCAAATTGTATCCTTATAGCTTAAAGGTTTTACCGACCTGTTATTCCGACCGGATGCTTTTTACCAATTGTGTTCCTTCTGGCGTGAAGGTTTTTACCGACAATTTAATTGGTTTTACTTATCTATTGATCATAATTACCTCCCGTTACCGACTTTATTGTCATGATTTTGTTTCGCGTTTATTATTTACTCTTTCTACATACTAACACCCTTATCGGTATCTGTCAACTAAACTTTAGCTTTATTTTAATCTATATAAAATCAATTCGAAATTGCCGGTGCCGTCCTCATCCTTTACTAACACGGCACCTAAATCTTTATTCGGCCCGGCCATCCGATATCGGTTTTCTTTTTTATCGGTCGTGATGGCCATAAATTCCTCATATGTCATCACGGGTCGCGCGGCATGGATTCGATCTCTAATTGCCCGGTCCCGGCGAGCGAATAATTCACCCAGGGATTCACCTTTCCGATTTACCATTCCACATGTGGTTGTAAATTTCCCGACCGGATACCTTATATTTTTAATCCATTTCATAACATTTCTCCTAAAATATTTCCGAGAGATTAGTCTCCTGGTGCTTTTTAAATACTTTGCCCATCTTTCGATAGATATTATCGATGACCGACATAAAGGACTTTTCAAATTGTAGATCCCAGTCCACATATTTGATGGCGTCCTCCGGTATGCGCCGAAGGAAAGCGATCACGTTTTGATCGTAAATATTCGGCATCCTCAAAAATACATATTTGATTTTCTCCCCACTCATTATTATCGGGAAGTTTTTCTCGCCGCGAATAGTATTGTTATAGACGATTGCGGCGCGGACCCCTATTGGCGTCCCCTTGGTATGGCTAAGACTACCGTCCGGCCCCTCTACCATCCATTTCTCAATGTTGTTGGCCGTGCGCGGGAAGGCGATATCAATTATCTTATTGTTTTTAAAATCAGTCTTTTGCTTTTTCACGTATGCCTGGAGCAAGTCCTCATCCTCTAACATAATCGCGACCGATTCTTTTAGGGCATCGCGGATAATTTTAGGCGTGGATGAGCGGACAATTTCAATGCCCTTGACCTTGAGTTTCGGCTTCGGATATGTAACACCCTCGTCCCATAGGACGTTGAGCGCGTAACGTTTCTTTGCGGTCCAGAGCGCGTTGGTGATCGTTTTCTCGTGCGCCATAAACATCCGGTTTTCATTGGCATTAACATACTTTGCCAGATCCTCATATCCCTTGGTTAAAATAGGCTGGATGATTTTTGCCACAAATCCGTTGATCTGTTTTACTATATCGGCATCGGTAATATCCGGTCTCCGCATTTTGATCTGCTCGACGATATGTTCGACCGATATATAAAGTGAATCGGTGTCCCCATATATAAGGTGATATCTGTATTTTTCCTTTGCCGGGTTTTCCTCCAGGCGCTTCGCGGCCCACTTCAAAGCGAGTTGAGCGCACTGGGTAATGGCCGAGGCGAAGCGGATATCGTAATATCTAAAATGGATATTGGCCAGGGCACCATACTCGGAGTTCATAAGGATTTTCATGGCCATCTGATAATTGTTTTTCGTGGTGATATGCTTTTCGAATTCTGCCCACTTTGCCCGTAACTCCTCCGGCCCTTTGTATTTGATAAACTCTGCCTTTACGTCGATGTCGTTCTCTTCCTTCCAGGCCTGCAGTTTCACTTTCCATTCGATCATTTCCTTTTTGGCGACCGTCCGGTTGTCATATATCTCCCGCAGGAGTCCCGGCACGATGCCCTCTTTATCCTTCCTGAAATAGCACCCGTTCGCGGCCATAATGGTATCTTTCGGCGTTGGTATCTCTTCGTTGAGGTATCGTTCATCCAGGTCTTCGGTGATATCGATATCGAGTTCCATCCTGCGGTCCTCGACCAGACTTTCCGGCGAGATATTATATTGCTGCTGGATATGCGGATAGAGTGATTTTAAATCGACCGCTATCAACCAATTATGGATTTTCCTTTCAGGTTCAAAAACATAGGCACCCGCATATTTTTCCTTTACCCCGGTGTGCTTGGGTGGTATCATCACGTTTTTCTCTTTCAGGGTATTGTAGAAAATGGAATCCCAAATACCCACAGTCCCCAGGGTATCGGTAAAATTGGTCTTGGCAAAATATGCAATGGTGCAGGAGAGGTCGACCAGCTCCAGCTTTTTGTCCATCTGGTCGAGCAGCTCGACGTCATAAATATTGTAATCGATATATTTCTGCGGGTCTTTGTCCCACATATCAAAAATAGAATCGTATTCACTATAATCGAGTTTTGTATCACCGAGTTCTTCCGTGGCCAGGAAATCAAGAGAGTAACTTTCGCGTGGCGTATAGATGAATTTCATATACATTTTTCGAAAGTCCATTAACGGGATGCCCTGGATTTCATTAAAATAATCGTATATCTCCCCGGTCTCCCGGTCAACCTTTTTCTTGCTGGTTACCCGTTGCCAGGGCGAGAATCCCTGCATAAACTTTTTGCCCATAACGTAAGTTCCGCGTTTGATGATATAAGGAAAGTCAAAATAATCGGAATAGAAACCGATGAGCATATCCGGCTTCTCCCGGTGCAGCACTTGACGCAGATATTTGAATATACCTTCCTCGTCCTTGCAATGCTTAAAGGTTACCCGGCTCAAGTCAATTTCTTTAGGCAGGATTGACTTTTCTTTTGACCACATCTTTGTGGACATAACAAAAAATTTATTATTCCGAGCGTCTTTTATCGCTATTGATGTGATCGGTGCATCATGGCTTTCTGCCCAGTCTTTACCCGATATCCGGCCCGTCTCAATATCGATCCAAAACGGCCGAACGAGCGATAGGTCATAATCGATTTTGCCAGGGTATTTTTCGCCAAGGAATTGATAATCCTCTTTCATAGTCCCGTAAAAATCGACCTCATCATATTCATCCATAAAATTCCTATACAGATCGATGCTGTCGAATTGCTTCCATTGAAGTGGGTTACCAAAAATATCGTGGTATAGATATTCCTTGCCCGGTTTCGGTTTAGTTAGTTTACCGAGCATCGGCTTAAACTTAATGGTATCCTCGTGGCGCACCCCGGCCTCGTCGTAATAAGCGTGAAGCACTTGTCCGCCGTTGTCCCTGTTCTGCCCAACATAGGTGTAAAACTTACTCATATATATTATTCCTCCAACTTATAAGGATCTGGACATTTAATCATATAGGTTACGTCAGTGGTGTAGTAGCCGTCTCCTTTATCACACCACTCTGCCGCTATGTTTGGGGCACTCGTAACTCCGTGTATTTCTGGATTTTCATCCGGTCCATAGTTTAATATCCACATTAAGACCTCCTTAGAATGTTTGCACAATTATATCAGACTTTTGGTGGATTGTCACCCGCTTGATTCGGAATTTCCTATCTGGATTTTCACAAGCGACCAGCACCACCATTTTCATAGCCATTTTCTTTTCAAAGCAACCGTGGACCCCGGTAACCTGCCAGCACCTTCCCAGGGCATTAAACGACCGGCGAGGCTCATCGCGGAAGGTTCCTTTGCCATTGCAAAAATGCTCCCCGTCCCCGCTATTGTCCCATTCTTTCCCGTCTTTCGTCTGGTGCTGCAAAATATAAATTTCAAAACTTCCGTCTTGTCGTAACATCATTTTCTCCTTAATAAAGTTGTTATAAATCCGAAAAATTTCGTTTTTAAAGAGGGCATCGGCAATGGTGGCAATGGATATGGCTCGGTGTACGGTGATGGATATGCATGGAGGTTAGGTATTATAATGTGGGCACCATCACAATTGATAAACACGCGGATATCCATCTTTTTTCCATCGGTCGTTTTCTGGATGGCCAGTCCCGGCTCGTTACAAACCACATACAGTTCAACGATTGCCTTTAGGCGATTAGTCTCTATTGTAATTCTTTTCATTTCATTTTCCCTTCTTCCATAGTTTAAATTGTATCAAACCAAACTTGCCCTGGACGATGTTTTCCTTAATTATACCACATATTTGACGTGGCGTCATACCGTTCTCGATCATTTTATTGATGTCTTTGCCATACTTTTTATACTTGCTCGGCATCAGGAAGACGCGGAATCCCTTCTTTAAAACTTTCTCTATCCGAGCGCACATTTCTGGATTGCGCGGCTCGTTATCAAAGCAGAAAACAAATCGATCCTTTTTGGCCAGCTCCTCGAGATAATTTAGGTCGAGGTCGGCCCCACCAATGGCGATTGCGTTTGGCATAAAGAAGCTATCAAATGCTCCCTCAAATACGAGGACCGTCTTGTTCCGGTCCATCCGCTCCAGCCCAAATACCTTTTTATGGTCGTTGAGTTTTATGGTAATATAACGCAGACCATAGTCTTGAAACGACCTGCCCTGGAGCGCAAATATTTTCCTGTGCTCCGAGTAAAACGGTATCACAATGCGTGGGTCTTTATCGGAGGGGTTTTCAAACTTGCCCGGTATCAGCGTGTTTATGAATTCGCAATAGTTGTCGGTGAAGTAAAGGTATCTTAGAAATTTTATAGGTAATTTTCTGTCCAGGAAATATTTGACGGCGAAGTGGTCGGGCGGCAAAGTGTTCATCTTCGGTATATCAAGCTGCCGTTGCTGGTTGGACGTGGTATCGACCTCGACCGTGGTCTGCACCAGGGAGTCGTGATGGTCCCGGCGCTTGTTTTTGAAAGCGATTTTGATATAGGATTTTGCTACATCAGGGAAGTGCTCCTTTAGAAAAGTTAAGATGGGTTTATTGTATCCACAATTGTGGCAGAAATATGTGATTTTGGTTCCCTTTACCAAAAGCCATCCCCGCTTCTTTGTCTCGGACTTTTTGCTATCCCCGCAGACTACACAGCGAAAATTCCAATTGTCCCCGACAGATTCGAGAAGCGGCAATGGCAACTCATGTATAATATTCTCGATCATTTTAACATCAAAATCCCGTGGGCATTCGTGGAATCCAATTCCGTGCATCGAACCAAATCAGGGTCGGTCCATATCTGATCATCATTTGGTTTTGAAATCCCCTGGGAACCATCGGCATAAATGCATTCGTTGGCCAGATGCCGTGCCTCAACTTCGGTATCGGCACGGACCACTTTGCCATTTGCACAAACCTTTCGATATCCTAAATCCATCGGCTCTGTTTTTACGCGAGTCAATAACCATAACTGCGACCAATAAGTTTTCATTTCCATAATCAATTCTCCCTTTTGTTTTATCGGCGACGAGCGCGTGTTGCTGCCATCCTCCGATCCAATTCAAGTTTTAATACGGTGCATTGCCCGTAAGTTAATTGTCCGATTTCCCTAATAAGGTTGTCGATATTTGTGGATTTTTTGACAACCAGTTCCGGCTCGGTAATTTCGCCAGCAAGTTTAGATGTTTGTGTTTTCTTTTTTCTTGCCATTATAGCACTCCTTTATAAAATTGTCATTCGGTGTTGTATTCTAAATCACCATATAAGACGCACGTTTCCATATTGACCGTTTCGATCTCGGCGGCATGGAATATTGCTCTGGCGGCGATGCTAAAATCTGAATCGTGGTATTTATCGGACCAATAAATGACCCGGCTAATCCCGGCTTGCACGATGGTTTTGGCACACTCATTGCATGGGAACAGGGTGCAAAAAATCGTGGAACCGTTGAGGTCCGCTGTGGAATTCATTATGGCATTTGCCTCGGCGTGAACAACATAAGCATATTTGCTCTGTAGATATCCCCCTGTCCGTTCCCAGGAAAATGCATCCTTGCACCCGTTGGGGAATCCATTATATCCAAGGCCAATGACCCGGTTTTTCAGGTTTACAATACAGGCACCCGCTTGAGTCGAAGGGTCTTTTGACCGTTTGGAGGTCAAATGTGCCAGACTCATAAAATAGTTCCATTTTGTAATAAATTTCAATTTTGTCATTTTCGTCTTTCCTTTTTGTAATATTTTCCGGTAATATCTTGAATGTAATTTATTGCATCATCTTTCTCAACCATTGATGGGCACCCGACTATCTCATATCCCATAGCGATTAGCTTCTCTTCCGTGCCGTTATG